GGTAATAGGTTGCCATTTTCTCCCAGTTCAGCGACTTAATCTTCCATAGGATATAACGCTCGTTGAGTGTTAGGGTCTTACGCTTGGTCGCATTCTCCCAATTAACATATATATTATCATAGACATCTGTTAGGGTCCTATCGGTATAGGGACCCATTCTCCTCGCCCAGACCTCGTCCATAGTGGCGGTGGTTTCGGCTTGGGCTTGTTCGGCGACCCAATCGGCTTGGGCTTCGGCGTGTTGAGCGAGTGTGGTGGTTTGTTGCGACATAGTGTGGCTTATAACATATATAGTGGGGTGTCTTTAAGTGAGTTTCCACTTAATACATATATATTAAACAAACTAATAAGTATTTAATTTTTTTCGGGTATGAGGGACGGGTTAAGGGACGGGCGATTTTAGTGGGGCAAAACTTATTTAGTGGGGGTAAAATGATAAAAAGAGTATAAACTTTCTATTAACTATTAACTCTATGGACTTTTGTGTTTTTGACCCACTAAAATTATTTTGACCCACTAAAATTATAATGTTGGGATAGTATATAAATGAAAACTTTTGCCCTTTTCTCCGCCCTTTTCTTTGTCGCCTTTTGCGAGGGGTTGCCACTACCGACCACCCCCGTCCCGACCACCCCCGTTCTCAAACCCGTCCCTGTCAGTAGTAAAAAGGTGGAAACCTTTATTGACAATATAGCCAATTCACTCACAAAGGAGCATACAAACGCCTTGAAATTGGTGAAAGCACAGCAAACCATTTCACTACTAAAAAAAGAGAAATTAGATGTGATTAGTGAGAAACTGTCTAATATTACAGGGACATATACGAAACTCCAAAAAGACCGCCAGAAGTCCCTGACTGATTATACCTCATATATGGCAGAGTTCAAACAGGTTCAGGACCTAATAGACAGGAACAAATTGGACTATGATACAGAAATGAAGTTTTTGGCGGAGATTAAGGCATATATAAAGAAAGTTAGAGAAATAAAATGTAAGTAGAGTATATAAATGTTTTACTACATTCCAGATTGGTTGAAATGGTTTAAGCGACAGCCCAAACCCGTCCCTGACCCGTTAAGTGAAATTATAAAAAAAAGAGCATTGGAGCAGAACGCCATTATAGACCGACCAGACGAAAAAAAAGAAGTTGAATTACTCCCGTCCCCAGTTGATTAATATTTGTTTAGTATATATATATTAAACAAATCTTCACTTAAAGCCAACCCTCTATACATATTATAAACCAACACACTATGGCACTTGCGACAATCAACGAGGTCTTGTTTGAGAACAACGACAAAATACCAGAAGGACTTTACTTGACGTTAATGAACCTTACCAAAGATTTATTTAACGAAAAGCCAGAACCTGTAATAAAATGGAGGAATGTGTTTAAAGAACCTATCAAACACAGAATGAGGGGTATTCACCACGCCACAGAAAGTTGGGTTTTAAAAAAGGTGGATATTATAGAAGAAAGACGGCATAGGGCTTTGCGTTATAGAGGTATTGGAGATATTATTGAATGCGTTGAGTTTGGAGATAAACAGAAGTTTTTACAGATTGAGAAAATAAACAAATGTTCCATTCATTTTGTGGAATACATATTCTGGAAGGGACAACTGTCTCACAAATGCGACCGACGAAGATGGCATTTGAAGATTGGCGAAAAGCACCCTATGGGGCACGATTGCCTATACGACAACCTATTACCCAAAGGCGTAATGTTTTATGAAATGACGGCGACTGAAAGTAAGCAAAGGTGGGACGAGTGTGATATAAGGTGGCAGAGTTCGGTGGAGGCGTTCATTCAGCAATCTCCGCCACCCAACAACGACCCACAATCACCAGAATATTCACCACACAACGACCCTGATATACCAGAAGAACTCCTCCAATATTACGACCCTGATATACCCAATCTACCAGTTGATTTTTAAGGCGAGATTATTTGGAGATTTGGGATTATTCCTCCAATTGCCTTTAATTTTTGTATGCGATTTTTGAAAAACATTACGCTTCTGTTCTGCGTATCCTTTTTCCACTTGCCCTCTATCTTCTAAAATGCCCCAGATTATGAAATCACCATAACCAGACCTACCGAAATTGACGCCGTCATAATTCAACTTATATTCTGGGTCTTTGCTTATGGTGAGGAGTTTTGGATTATATCCAGAGGTTTTTGCCTTTTCCCTCGCTATTTTCAGGTATTTTGATACTGGTATTTTCAATTCTTTTAATTCCTGATTAAACATTTTATATATTATATGTGGATATATAAAATGTTGTGGTTGTTGTCATATGTTCTTCCTAATTTTAGTGATATTGTTGTTTATCTTCTCGTTAAAACTGTGGTGAATAGGATATTTTAATCATCTTCACCGACGAACCATAACTGCCTTTCAGTCATAGCGATTTGAGGGTAGTTTTTAAAAATACAACACCAGCGAGATTTCATACCCTTTATAACCTGTATATCTTCCTTTGTTATTCCCACATAATCGGTGAGTAAATAATTAATACCCCTAACACTACCTGAATGTGGGAAATACACGATTGCGTGGGCTTCGTTTAAAATACGCCGAGTTTCATTTTTGGCAGTCGGTAAATGGTTTGTATTCACGCAACTCGTTTTCGTATGCCGACCTGTCTCCAAAATTGCGTTCAATAGTTTATACACGGCTTCTCTTACCTTCTTTTCACCAATAACGTCAATATCGTCAAAAATCACCAAACTATTTTTAAAATCGTCAATATTCAGGGGGTCGTCAATCAGGTTATAATCAACCTTGATACGCTTTATCCCCAACTTATCCAGCGTTTCGTCCTCTTTCAACGCTGAAATAACATAGACCTCGTTTTTTTTATAAGTTCTTTTATACTCTTTAATATATCCCGCTGTAAATGTGGTCTTCCCTGAACCAGAAGCCCCTGTAATGTAAAGAATGTCTCGTTCCTTTTTAGTATCTGGGACAATCTGGAACTTGCTGTCGTCTGGTAATCTAATTACTGGGAATGTATTTCTTTCTACCTTTCCAGATTCAGCCACACTTATTATCGTCCCATCTAATTTACCTCCTGCGACTTTACACAGCGGTCTTCCTTCTTTAACTAAATTAAACTCGTTCATATTTACTTGTATATAATATAAGATAATATTTTTTTTACAATAGAACTGATTTATGAGATTTCAGCCACTCTTTCGTTTGTTTAGTAATTAGCGAGTCAATATCTTTAATTGCTCGGTCAATATCTTTTTCAGTATTGAGTGGGTATTCAATATCGTTGGAAATATCTTTGAGATTGACGGCGACTTTCTTTTCAATATCGTCTCCCTTGACACCACCGTCCAAAATTAATTTGATTGCTTTGAGATTGGAACTTATCGTATATAACAACCCCGTTCTTGAATTAAATATTTCACTTATTTCAACCATCTTCTCCTTGTCTCCTCGCAACCGATATACCGAGAATGCTCGTTTGAGTGCCTTGTAGATATTCCCTGCGGACTTGTAGTGCTTGTAATCGGCTGTAATTGCCTTAATTAAATCTTCTTTGGGGGGCATATCACTAAATGAATAAACGATAGAAAGTTCTGTTAATTTGTTGGTTTCTCTAATGTAAATAACAAAATCCATCTTCAAATAATCCACTTCTTTTACCTCCTTGTCGTATTTCTTACAGTCAATATCAGGTTCATAGAACTTGGCTTTACTGCCATCTTTGTTCTGTATCTTCAATTCAACGAACCATATATCAGTCAGCGACTTTAAATTGGTTAATATTCTGTTGATTTCTTTACACGACTTCTCTGGGGTAATATCTCGGTTATTAATTGGGCTAAATAAATCATAGTCGCTAAAAAATTGTTGGGACTTGAAAGAGGAAGTCCCGAGTTGAACGATTGGATTGTTATTGAACTTTAATGCGTTCGTCCATTTGCGTATCTCTTGGTCTATCCCGTCCTTTGTCTTCGCTATATCCATATTGTATAATATATATAATATAGATAATTTATTTCCAGAATTAATTAATTCTTGTATTTGACATTCTTCATCTTTCCAGTCATAACCTTATAGTTCTCATTATTCTTCCTAATAGCGTCAGCGTGTTCGTCCAAATCCAACGGTTTCTCCAACTCGGCATAGTGTCCTTGTTCGCCACCGACAACCTCGTCGTAATAATCATTATCCTCTTCGTCGCTAAATGTGGAATCGTAAGGAAGAAACTTATGCGGTTGGGTTGAGATTGGGACGCTGGGAGCAAACGGATTTCTAATTCCGCCGAGCATTCGCTTAAATGGTGTGTCTTCTTCGTTCATAACCTCACCATAACCAGCATAATTCCACTCGGTATTACCCATTCCACCACGCAGGGAGCAGGTGTCGCAACCTCCGCTCATTATTCTACCCTTTTTGAGTGCCTCGGCTTTGGGCTCAAACTCGTCCATTAAAGGAAGCATACTGGCTCTTTGTTTAATTCCCTGCCTATACTCTAATTTTCCCTTGCCGAACATATGCGGTTCTCCCACTCTATCCTTCCTCATATCGTTAATCATAAATCTAACTTTTGGGTCTAATCCTTTCAAACTGGGAGACATACCGATAATCGTATCCTTGTCCTGCTCCCTCGCCTGTCGCCTCGCCATATTTTCAAAGTCCAGAATTGCGTTGTGTATCATATTGTTATTACGCTCACGACCCAGACCATAGAGGGTTTCTTGTCTTACTCTGGGCTGTTGCTGTTGCCCGTATGCCTTACGCTGTTGGAAAATATTTTGTAAAAATGGAAGTAAATTGTCATTAACTGCTGTATCTGTGTTTGGTAGTTCATTACCAGTTCCTACCCTCATTAGAGCATCTTGAAGTGTTTGGGGGAGTGCTTGGAACAATACTCTACCATCTGCGATTGTGGGTGTAAGTGGTGCGTTATTGGCGTCTTCTATTTGTTTAACGAGGTTGAAAACCTGCCTCGTTTGACCGTCGGTTAAATCTGTTATTTGGTTTGGTAGTTGCGTTCCACCTGCGTCGGCGTATGCCTGTTGTTCTGGGCTCAATTGCCTTGCGACTGGTTGGGCTGGTTGTGCTGGTCCTCCTTGTTGTCCTTGTTGTTGTGCGTATGTTTGATATGCGAGGGACGCTTCTTGAAGGGTTTGGGCTGTCGGTTTAGCATTTTCAGCCAATCCATTCTGTAATCTAACCACACCAATCTTCTTATTTATTCTTCGCACAGCGGTCGCAGAAGTTGCTGCGTCTATTGGGTTAAAGAATTGTCGGGCTGCGTCTAATGCGTCATTAGCGTCGTTGCTTCCTTTTTTAAACAAAAACCTCTGTAATGCTCCCATTTGTGCCTCTACTGTCTGCGTAATTAGAAAGTCGTCGTCTGGGTCGTAATCCTGTTGTCCTTGTGGTGCTGGTTGTGGTGCTGGTTGTCCTCCTGGCTGTCCTCCTGGCTGTCCTCCTGGCTGTTGTGGCTGGGGAGGTTGTGGCAGAGGAGCAGGAGCCATAGGATTTCGTGAGAATATCTGGGCGACTTTATTATCTTTAATGTATTTGCTGACGTCATCTTTAACGATAGGGCGAAAAATGGTATTATTCATAAAACCCGCCATAGTGTTAAAGAGTGAATAGCACCCTATACACTGCTCCCTAACAGTATCATAAATCTTTCGTTCGCTTTTGTTTTCGTTTGGCTGTCCCACATTTGTAGGTGCTGGTAAAGAACTAAAAAAATCTGGATACAAAGCAGAGGTGTCTTGAAGCAACTGAATTAGAGGATTAAATGAAGAATTAAAAATCTGGGCTTTAAAGGCGTCGTCGCTGATTATATCTTGGGCGTAAGTTTTGATATACAACATTAACTCGTTGTAAGTTTGTAAAATATCCGCCTTCTTAAAGAAATCGGTTGCTATGGCACTTTCCTTTGTAGTCCCTCTCATTCGTTGGAGTGGGACACCTACAACCTGTGGATTTGCTGGGTCGCTCGGCTTACCGAAAAAGTTGGTTAAGGTTTTCTCTAAATCACCCTTTATACCTAACAGGGAAGTCAGTTTAATCACATACACATTAATTTTGAAACCTACGCCTATATCCTTCCCTGTTTGTGGCATAGCCGACTGATTGTAGAGGTTCGCCTGTTTCAGTTCATTATCATAGACAATCTGGTTAAAGTGTCTGTCTGCGTTGTTTAATCTTGAACGTTCGGTTGCGTGTGAAACGGTATTTACTGATTTGGGGTCCCTGATTGTTGGGTTTCGCCCATTCAATAATGCTTGTAATCTATCCATTATATACATTAATTAGATAAAAAATATTCAATTAATGTTTTAATTCTAAAACTTTTATACTAAATGTCTCAACCTCTATATGTTGATTTTGCTTTACTCAACGCTTCGCCGTATTTAATTCCGTGGGTTTTGGCATACGCCTTAACGTGTTGTATCCATTTGCTCGTCTTCTTTCCACCAGAAACACCAGAACCATTCGGGACGGGTGGCTCAATAGCGTCCAATTTGGGAGGTTGAGTTAATAGACCCATCTTATAATCTACGGCTGGGTTTGCTTTTGACATAAGACCGACGATTTTATTACTCGCCTCCATATCGGCAGTCGGCTCCATTCCCTTACCTTGAAGGTGTGCGATTTTCATAGCGAGGCGTTCATTCATTTTGCTCTGTCTGGACTGCCTCTTCTTTCCGCCAGAAACACCATTACCAAAAAAGACATTATCTTTTTTTTCAGCACATAATTTACACGCTTCTTCTTTCTTTTCCCTCGCTTCTTTCTGTTCTGGTGTTTCTACACCATAATTTAATAATTGACTTCCAACATCTTTCGCAACTCCCCACCAGTCAATATCGCCACCAGAAACACCAGCACCACCAGAAGTCCCAGCACCACCAGAAGTCCCAGCACCGCCTTTATACAACTGTCTCGCACCGCTCAACATTCTCGTATCACTCGCTCTGGAACCACCACTCACACCCATACCGCTAAATATATCACCCATAGCGTCCGCCATATTCATATTCTGCTCGTAGGTCATAGCACCGCCAGAATAACCCATACCCATAGCCGAATTAGCCATTATACTACCATCTGGCATAGTGTGGTATTTGGACTTATCATACATACCGCCAGAATACCCCTTACCCTCCTTTTTACCTGACAACTTACCAGCAACATCTGCTATTTTACCAGCAGTATCAATAACGGGGGTAATAGCAGGAATTGCCGTATCAGTAATCCAACTCCAAGCGTCGCTGAAACCCTTACCCAAATCGTCCCAGAAATCTCCACCAGACATACCCATACCCATTACAAACGGTTCCAAATCACTCAACTCGCTCAAATCAACATTTCCACCAGACATACCGAGACCGAGAAGGAGAGGAGCAAATGACAGAAGAGAAGACCAGTCAAAGTCGCCACCACTCAAACCCTTTCCGTGAAGAGTTTTCAATTGTCGTTTAAACAGATTGTCGGCGAACTTCTTTTCCAATAGTGCCTTATGGTTCATTTTCACACCTCCACTCACACCCAGTCCAAGAAGCGGTGAAGAAGGACCCATTAAATAACCCGCCAAATCACTCCACCCGTCCCCACCAGAAACCCCAGCCCCACCAGAAACCCCAGCCCCACCACTTTCACCAAGTCCAAGAAGCGGTAGGAAGGGTGCGACTTTGCTAAATGTGTCGCCTAAATCACTCCAAAAATCTCCACCAGACATACCCTTACCCTTCATCTTATTCTTTAAAAGCATATCGGCGATTACCTGTTGAACCATACCAATCTTCTCCTTCTTTGAAACAGACGAGGGTTTGCGACCACCGAGGAATGCCGTTGCCTGTAATTCAGGATTGCGTATAATGGGGTGGTCGGTGTCGCTGACTTCATCTCCGCCACTCATTCCCTGACCTTTGTATCCAGCCAATTTACCCTCCCTATATTTTTCAAAGTTATTACTCTTCTTTCGGTAATCGTTCATAAATGCTTTGGGAAGTGGGTCGCCATTACACGCCATAGGTTTCTTCAAATCCTTAATACAGCAATAGTCGTTCTGCTTCACAATCCATTTAGGGTTGTCCCTCGCTCTACCTCCGCTCATACCAGCATTAGTAATCATATTAAACGGGGGTTGTCCGTCATTCGCTATGGCACCGCCACTCACACCATATCCCAAAAACGGCTGATTGACTAACCCTTCATTACGGTCATCTCCACCACTCAAACCCGCCCCATATACATATCCTTCATAAGGAGCATTAACCGACATATCACCGCCACTCATTTCACTATGAGTGAGCCCTACACCTTCCTCACCAAGTCCAAGAAGCGGTAGGAAGGGTGCCACTTTACCAGCCGTGTCAATAATAGGGTTCCAGACGCTCATAAAGCCGTCAGCAAAATCACTCCAAAAATCTCCTCCCTCTAACATAGCCCCTCCATTAAGCGGTTGCTGTAATGACTGGGTATAGTCGTTTGCCATATTGGCATAGTCAAATCGCCGTTGCTTTGAAGCAATCGCCTCGTTGTAAGGATTTCTATAACTCGCCATTTTATATAATACTATTAGATAATAATATTTTTAATTTTCGTGCCCAAAAATTAAAAATTAATTACAATATAGAAACCTATATGTTTTTTCTATAAATTGTTTTTTACTATATGCTTAATCGCTAAAATGTGGTAATCGTCGTCGCTTAAATCCTCGTGAAAGTTAAAGTGATTGGCATATATCTCGTTGCCATATATCATCTGGATTAGACCGATTTTCTTCCACTCCCTAACAAGTGCCATAACCTTCTCCGTTTGGGTGATAAACCGACCAGACGAAATAGGGCATTTCCTTAAATCACTAAATACCTGACTAATCTGGTTTTCCAGTAAAGTCATAGGTTCCTCCATAATATCAAGGTAAAGGTTGCCTACCTCCACCTCCTCACGTAATTTCGCCTTAATCTCCTGTGTGTTGCCGTTGGTTGCCATAGTGTGCTGGTTATATATGTAATATAGGGGTGTCTTTAAGTGATAATTTACTTAATACATATATACTAAAACGACATGCGAGTAGGGGACGGGTTTGGGAAAGGGACGGGGTTATGGCACCCTAAAAAAAAGGCACCAAATGGCACCGCCACCGTTTTACCACCAGTTTTCCTCCACTTCCACACAATTACAGGCAAATTGTCCGCATATTCCACAGAAATCGTCCATTTCTACAAAATCGTCCGCATCTACACCATAGGGGAGTAATTGGCGTATTATGTTGTTGTTGGGTTGGCACATTATATGTTATAATATATATATAGCGTTGGCTTTAAGTGAAGATTTACTTATTACTTTTATACTAATGGGGTTTAAATAGGGGACGGGTATAGAAAAGGGACGGGGTTAGGGCACATTTTTTTTTGTGCCATACAGCCCCTATTGTGCCATATGGTGTTTTTTTTAATGCTAAATCGTGCCCTTTGTCCGCAGGGTGCCCTATTCGTCCTCCATCTCCTCGTCCTCCTCCTGCTCGGTCTGGTCCCAGCAGTAGTGGCACATAGGGGCGTCGCTGTCTCCCTGCCACTCACGTAGGCATATGTCGTCGTCGCTGAAAATCTCCTCGTCGCACCTAACACAGTAGGTCTCCTCGGTAGTGGTCTCGGTGGGCTGGGTGCCCTGTGTGTTGTTGTTGGTTGCCATCTGGGTTGTTGGTTTATAACCTATATATAGGGGTCTCTTTAAGTGAGTTTTCTCTTAATACATATATACTAATGGCACTTAAAGGGGGCTAAAATAGGGACGGGATTTTAGTGGGGGACGGGGTATTTAGTGGGTCAATTTACAGGACTTACTATAAGAAATAGTTATTTAATAATTATTCAGGAGTTTTGTGTTTTTGGCACACTAAAATTAATTTGCCCCACTAAAACCCGTTCCAGTCAATACCCGTCCCATAACCCCGTCCCATATCACTTAATACATATTCACTAATTAAACTCACTTAAAGACACCCCTCTATTACATATATAATAGCGTGTGGTCCCAGCCAGTCGTTGTTTGTTTAGTATATATATATTAAGCAAATCTTCACTTAAAGACAACCCTATATATATACATATAAGCCAACTATGCCACAACCAACCCAGCAGGAACTACTCGCCACTATGGCAGAGGTCCTTTTTGAGAACACCGACCATATGCCAGAAGGGGTATATCTGTCGCTAATGAATATTGCTCGTGATTTGAGCCGACAACCAGCCCCACGCCCACCACCCCCTATTGTTGTTCCCCCAGCCGACTATAAGCCGATATTTTGGGTGAAATACCCCCTAAAATATAGCGACAGCAACGATTTAGGGTTTCACGCTATTTATAGCGTTATGGAGGTTATGAGTGAGGTGCCTAACCAAAAGGTGTATTACCAAATAACACGAGTAAATGTCCGTTCAATACTTGTGGAGAAACACACATTCACCGTGGAATACACCAACGACACTATGACTGAATGCCGTCTCGTGAGGGCGGTTGAGTTAGGGTTGAAGCGTAAATTAAAACACCTAAAAGACATATTTGTCAGGGATATTGGGGCAACCACTATGTTCCAAAAACTCACGAGTAAAATACGTGAGGCGTCCCCCATACCAGTAGAACAGGTGATACTGTGGGAGTTTAATCGTGAAAGGGTGAGGCGAGTATAAGCCCTGCGGACAAAGGGCACGATTTAGTATTTTTCATAATGCCCCTATGGGCTTTATGAAATGCGACTACTACCGACGATAGGGATTGAACCTACGACCTTGGGGTTATGAGCCCCACGCACTTCCTCTGTGCCACGTCGGTTTTTGTTGTTTTTTACAATATGAGTAAATGCGACATGCGAGGAGGGGAACAATTCTAAAACCCCATTAGTAGAATGGCTTACATAGCCAAATGCCTACGCATACGACCGCCAGATGAACCAGCACCGCCAGACGTTCCAGCACCACCAGATGAACCAGCACCACCAGACACACCCTCACCCATAATCAAATCCTTCACCTTCTCTGCCTTACCTGCGTAAGGTGATAGAGACGAACAGAGGGACTTGAAACTGTCCTCCCACGAACCACCGACCAGACGAGCAACGGCAGATTTGGAGTAAGATGGCTGGGAAGAGACAGACAGAACGTCGGCACGAGACAGAATTGCGGTGTAAGTTTGACTTGTTCCACGTTCAATCGTGAATACTCCCGAGTTCATAGTAATCAGCACAATCTCGTAGGGGTTCGCTGCGTCAATCGCTGTGGTAGTGTTGTTCTGGTAATTGACCTGAAATTGAAGTTGAAAGGCACCGATACTACCAGGAGCATAAACGTCGTCCAATTCAATATGCCTTCCCATTTCCAGACACAAAACAGAACCGCAGGTAGAAATCTGCTTATAGCCAGAGTTAGTGCCTGAAACAAAAGGCACATTATCACCGAGGGGAGCGTATCCGCTAAACTCCGCCCACGTTTGATTGGAACCTGACTCAACAGACATACGCCACAAATCCCATTGTGTAGCACCAGAGAGGAGACCTGCTTTGTTGTTGAAATTGAAATTGACTGCGGTAATGGGGAGGAAACTATCACTATCAAAAATGGTCTGGGAGGCGAGAACTTTACGGACGCAAATAATCAGTTTGTCGGGAACAGAGTTCAACTGAATTGACTGAAAACTCACCAGACCGCTCGTGCTAAAAGTGGGAGGGACTGCGGGGGCGGGTTGTGCGGCGAGGGAGGGGCAGGGAGTTAAATACCGAGGATACTCGGCAAATGGCACCACATTACGAGAGGAAACGAGGTCGCTGGGCTGTCTCGTGTAGAACTCCATAAGAAGACGAGCGTTAGTAATGCTTCCAGGTTGAAGGGATACGACGGGTGCTGCGGCGAAAAGTGCCTCATTTGCGAGACGGACAATCTTATTTGGCTGACCGAGATTGAAGACAAAGTTGAGTGTCTGGACACCATACATACCCTGATTATTACTCTTGGGGTCGCACCAGATAAAAGGCGACAACATAAGGGGTTCCTGTGTAGTGAAGGTGATTACGACTGTGCGGTCGTTGGAAGCAATAGAACCTTTGGGGTCATTACCAGTAATGGAGGTAATGGCGAACGAACCTCTGGGCTGAAAATCTTGGTCGTTGCTGACGTTGTTCCAGGCGGCGAGAGGGTTGTTGTTGGTGCCGAGTGCTTCGTCATAGTTCAAATACGAGTCATACATAGTGGGACAGGCGTTGTTGTATCGTGCGAGTTCCCTTCGGTCGTTGAAGCGGAGCAACTGGAACATTACGTCTCGCTGATTTTGACTGACGGTGTTGTTATTAATCGTCGCCTGAATGGTATTACAGAGCGATTGAAGAGGGAAAGGACCCAGAGCAGAAGCGTAGCCATAATTGACGAGGACTGAACCAGCGGGGGCGGTTGCGGCGAAACTACCAGTAATGGAAACGGCGATAGTTGCTTGGACCATAATACGTCTGCTGAATACCGTGCTCTCGCTTGGTAATTGTATATTCCAGGTGATACTGGAAGTAGAGGTTGAAATGGCGTTATACTGGGCGGGGGTAATGTTCTGGGCTCCCTTAAAGACGGCATAACGGACCTTATCAGTAGTGTTAAGGACGTCGTCTTGGACGCAAACTTTCTCAAAATCGCTGGAAGACATTTTGTTTTATATAACTATCATAGATAATATTTTTGGAAGATTATATTTAAATAATTATAATCTTTCATTTTTCACTAAACTTCTGCTTAATCTAATCCTTGGTCTTTTCGCCTAAACATAATTTTCAGGGAACAATTACAATTATTCTGGATAAAGAAGTCGTGGTATATGCCATAAATGTCTTTCCATTGGACGCTTATCTGGACCGCCGAAATTGGAGCATTTCCGTTCAAATCAATTAATCTATATTCCGCCGTTGGTAAATAAAGAACTGCTGGGAAGTATTCATCTCCTCGGCTGACATTTACCACTAAATCGGTGATTTCGTTGCTAATGTTGTCGTTCTGCCCCTGCGAGTTATTATTCTGCCTTAATATCTTTGGGACACCGATTAATTGTGGAAGAATTGGGAGAAGTGAAGTATTGAATACTAATGACTGAATTGGAGATAATGTGGCACCCGTGCTATATGGCTGTTCCATATATAAACTGTCGTGTAGAGGTTGCCCTGTTCCAGTTCCACCAGCGACAAAATTGGAATTGTATTTGCTATAATTCTGTATAAGATAGTGGGCTTCGTCTCCATTAATTCCAACTATCGCAGGGTCTAAATAGGTTGCGTTCAGGATATTCTCAAATGAACTAAATAGAGTAAATAGTTGATTATCAAAATAGAGGAATGCCTTTGCCGTGCCTGTGCTTAATGGTTCTTGTTCCCACGAGTGAGGAGGGACTGGGACGGGAGGGGCAGGGGGTGTGGGTTGGACGAATGCGGTTTGAGGGAATACCAGAGTTGCCTTATTGTTGTCATTATCCCATAGCATATAAGGGTAGAGGTCTGCGGCGATATCATATGGAAGGGGTAAGTATGGTGCTTGATTAATTGCCAAAAACACCAACGCCCAGCAATCCGCTAATGCTTTATTCACCATACTCACGAAG